AAATAGACACGATGTTTTTTGATATTGAGTACGAAGGCACACCGAAATGAGTTGGCTGGACTTGGAAGATGTGAAGGTGCTTGCCGCTACGGCGACAGGCTTAGGGAACTGGTTGGTGGACATCGATTTAATTTTAAAGGTAGGAGTTTCTGCGGCTAGTTTGGTTTACATTATTCTAAAAATAAGACAGCTACTAAAACGATGAAACGAATAAGCATAATTATTGGGGCATTGCTGCTGACTGCTGCAACGGCCAACGCTGGTTTGTTTGGTGCGGCACTCAAGCCGGTTCCTAACATCACCCTGTTTGGGCAAACACTTACTTGGCCAATCCCCTCGCTATGCGTTGGCGGTAAAGCTGGGGTGTTGCCAGATGCGAAAGTATCACCAGAGGGGTTGAACTTTAAAATCCCATACCTCGCTATAGACATTCCGTTTCCGTCTATAACGATGAAAGCCGGAACCAACACGGTTGAGGTGAAACTGGGTGCAATCGAAAAATCTAATGTTAAAGAGTAAAACGGTCTGGACGGCAGTTGCCGCAATAGTTGCTGCAATTGGTGGATACTTCACGGGAGAATTGGAGGTAGCAGAAATGTTGCAACTAGTCGTGACGAGTGGCTTGGCAGTCTTTCTTAGGGCTGGAGTAAAGAAGAGCGAACTAGCCGCAGAAAAAGCCACCGGCTAATGGGAATCATCAGCGCAATTATCGCGTTGCTAAAAGCCGTCCCGTCACTGGAGCGGCTTTTTTTAAAGATTGCAGATGGGGTTAGAGAGGCGCAAGCCCAACAAAGGTTCGATGAGAAGCTTACTCATATTGATAATGCTATGCGGCTCGCTCGCGGCGGGATGCTCCACTCCACGAAAAATGAATGGAGTGAAGACGTTGACAGATCACCCACAGTTTCCGAAGGCAGCACAACAAGCACCAGAGTGGACGAGGGCAGCACTGGAGGCGGTGGCAAAATTGGAGTATGAAATAGAGCGAAACTAATGCCAGCAAACGATCCAATTATAGATGGTGACACTCACTTCGTTGGGGTTAATATGCGTCTTGACCCCGGCCAACTGAAGCCGGGTTTCTGTGCGTCTGCGAAGAACAAACGGTTTGTTAATGGTAAAGCCGCCACTCGTCCCGGCATCAAAAAAATGCCTTGGTCGAATAAGGCAGCAGATGCTTGGTTGGAGAAGGATGATGCCGGTGTGGCCAAGACATATCCCGCTGGAAATATTGTCACATACAGTGGCTTAGCCTCGGTTGTAAGTGGAACAGAGGATCAAGTGAAGGGTGGCACGGGAACAATCTCATTGCAGTACGCTGCTCCCCCAGACTTGAACGATGGAAACTTCAACGACTCCAGTTCATCAGCTTGGAATTTTACAGAGGGGTGGAGCAGGACGCTTATTGAGGTTGATGTGAATGGTACGTTTTCGATAGGGGTCTTCACCTCATCTGGCATGACCGTGACAGCCCTCGAGGCGACCATCCCTTCAGCAACCGCAATCACCTTCTCTAACGGGGCGGTGTTCACCACAAGCGCAATAGCTCTTTCGGGGGCAACAACTTTGTATGGTACGTTGACCGTCGATGATCTGATAGGGGTGTACACAGGTAACTATGGAAGCTATAGTGCCGAGCGAACCTCTAGCGTTACCGCTGCTGAAAACATATATCAAGATGTGGGTGCATTGTTGGGTTGCTCATACATCGTCACCTATGAGGTGTCAAACTGGGCGGGGGGAAACATTCAAGCACTGATAAGTGGATCAAGTCGCGGGGCTTTGAATGTCCACCCCGGCGTAGCAAACTCATACGCCACGTTTACCGACACGATAGTTTCCAGAGGGTTAAACCCCGACCGTTTATATATTCAATCGTTGAGCGGTTTCAGAGGGAGGGTGGACAATGTCACCATCACAGCGATAAGCCTTCCCGGTAAGGTGGATGTTCTTGGGGCGTATGACCAAGGTGGAGTTGGTGGCTGGAGAGCGACCGGGCCATCGAGCAACAACTCAAAAGATGCCGCTGACAGCACCAAGATTGCAGGCCCGTTCTTCAAGTCGTTAACGACCAACTCCGGCGAACCCCCAATGCAGGCGTATGTTCCGGTAATAGGGAGCGCCTTGCCAAGCGCAGCTACCAGCACCCTCGATGCCACCCCGGACTGGGAAAACTTAGGTCACCGCACATACGGCTACGGCACAGTGTATGGTGCTGGGATATTCAGAGATCCATTGAGTGTGGAGCACGTTCTGGTTGTAGCCTCTGACGGTGTTTATGCGACAAAGGAGGGTAACCCATCAGTGAGACTCACCGGCCACTCGAGCTTCAGCGCAGATGTTGAACTTGTGCAGTGCTTCAATGTTGTTGTGATGTTTAGGGGTAGCAACCTCGAGCCGTTAGTGATGAAGCGATTAGACGTTGGCTTCGTTTCTATAAGCAAAGAAGTCAGCGACACTGACATCGACGAAAACGACTCAGATGGCACCGAGCCTATCCCAAACGCTGCTACCGGCTTGTTCTTCTCAAACAGGCTTTTGATCCCGTACAACAAGGACATGGTAGCCGCCTCAGACTTTCTTAACTACACAGCGTATGCTCCCATCATGTCCAACTTTAGGATTAACCAAGGGAGCGAGGACGAGTTGGTATCGTTGGTGCGAATTAACAACTCCACGATTGCCTGCTTCAAGACTAACTCAATCTATATGGTCAGCAACATCTACGGCAACTTGACTGACATCACGCTGGATGAAGTGACTCGAGAATATGGTGCTGTTGGGAAAAATTCTATCGTCCAAGTTGGTAACGATGTTGTCTTTCTTTCTAGTAAAAAAGGGGTCACCTCTTTAGGTGTAGCCGCTAATGGCAAAGTAAGTGCTGTTGACGTTCCTTTATCAGAACCTATCCAGCCGCTTATCGACCGAATCAACTGGAATGCTGCCGGTAACGCAGCCGCCGCATATCACAATAATCGCTTGTACATGGCCGTGCCGCTAGACGGTTCAAAAAGTTCACAGGAGAACAATGCCATATTGGTTTTCGACTACCTTGCCGGTGGATGGGCTGGGTATGATACGGGCAGCGCAATCAAAGTTAAGAAATTTCTGGAGACAACCCACCAAGGCAAACGTAGGTTATTCTTCCTAGATACTGATGGTTTTATAAATCTCTACGATGATGCGCTGACCGAGTGTGGGTTTGTGGATGAGCTACCAAAATCCACAGACTCCGCTGATGCAGATTTCGGGAACATTAAGATTGAGCAGATTAGTGATGAGGTAGTTACCAGAGGCTACACCGCTGGTGATATAAGCTCAAAGAGATGGAAAAGCGCAGAGGTGCAGTTGGCAACCAACGATCCCAAGTTCACCGTTAAAGCGCAGTTCGATGGCCCAGAAGAGGAAGGGGCAGAGCTAACTCCAGTGGGAGGGCAGACCTTCAACCGTACAAAGTATGACCGCCCATTTGATAAGGCTGACTATGTGGAGTCGATGGCTGGAGATGATTTTATAACGAAGTTTCGGCAGGACTACTCAGTGAACCCCGACACCGATCTTGTTTTACCGTTAGGCACTTGTTCACTTTCGGCCTATAAAAACCAAACAGACTGCGAAGCGGCAGCGGGGACTTGGACAGCAGGGATTGGGACAGTAGAAGCCCCAAGTGAAATTGGCTTCGACCCCGACCTCCACCAGCAATCCCAGAACAGATATAGGTATAGGGGTGAGGGAAGGTATTTGCAATTGAAGGTGACAAACACAAACGGCAGAGCCGAGTTGATAGCAACGAAAGTGGGGGCAGTCCCCGGTCAGAATTTAACAAATAAAGCGATATGAGTTTAACTGTAACAGTCCAGAAGGGACATGATTTTTCGAGCGGCAACGTAACACGAGCTGCACTAAACGCTGGAGCCGTTCCAACGGTTGCAGTTACAGGCTCGGTAAGCACAACTGAGCTTATTGACGGTGCTATCACCACAGATAAACTTGGAACAGATTCCGTTGAGGAAGCAAAAATTAAAGACCTAGCGGTGACGGCAGGAAAGCTGGGAGCGGGGTCAGTGGTGCTAGGAAAACTTGGCCCAGCTTCAGTTGTGGCGTCTAACCTTCTTGTTTTAAAGGATGCCACTCTTCCAGCCAATGCAAACATAATTGATGGACTCACCCCTTTTGCTGAAGGGGTTGATGTTGCCGTTGATGACTACCTAATGGTTCTCGACACAAGCGCCGCTGTGGGAGCTATCCAGTTAAAGAAGGCAAAAGTGAGCCAAGTCCAAAAGGTTGGCACCACTGAGTACGTTATGTCGGCACAGGACACGACAGGTGGGGCGACCATGGGTGGATCTGGGACTGATCTAACGGTTGCCGTTGACATGGATGGTTCCCCTTTCCAAACGGTAACCCTTGTGGGTGGGAGCACCTATACTTTTGCGGCGCTTGCTAATCGGTCTTCGACTGCGGTTAAAACTGTGACATTAAAACTAACCCATTCGGGATCGGGTTCGGCGACACTTGGTGGTCACACAAACTGGAACTGGCCAGAGAGAGAGTCTGGTCACCCTACTAGCCTACCCGCAGGGAAGTCTGCGCTACTGTCGATCACCTCTTTTGGCACTGCTGACGGTGAAGTGATGGCAGCTTATGCTGTGACATTATAATGTTAGGAAGAAGGACATCTTTAATCGCTTTAATTTATGAGCCGTCTGTGGCTCCTAATGCTTTCGCGTCAAGCCTTAGTCTCGGGGTGATTGGGGCTACGGGTTATATGATAGGGTATGTTTTTAG